TTTATTATTACACCTTGTAAGTAGTTCAAATCGTTAGCTTGTATAAATTCGTAAGGTTGTATTTTGTGATCTTTGTAGTGTTTACCGCCAATTTGTTTTTTGTAAGCTGACATTATGAAACCTTTCCTGTCCATTTTCCATTAGAGTCTAATGGCATGGCAAATAACATTGGTTGATTATTTATTATAGCACCAAGTGATATTATAGGTCTTTTTATATAATTTTTTGCGTATTTAAAAGCCTCATGTTTTGGATCAATACTACAACCAACAGTCATTGCAAAATTCAAAGCAGTCGGGGAACTCCAGTAACTAATATTTGACATGGTATGCTGATGCCCGGCAACAAATGACATTCCTAATTCTTTTGATGATGCCAGCACATTTGATTTAAAATGATGAGTAAAAAAAACTTTGGTTTTATTTGGTAATTTAATTATTAATTTATCGTGCCAAGTCCACTTCCAAGATCTTTCAATACCAAGTATGTCATTCAAGTCTCGAATAAAAGACTCAGGCATATTTGCGTTCTCAGCAAGTCTTTGTATTCTTATATCGTGATTACCTTTTAATATCTGCATAGGAACTGGAAAAATTTTTCTAAGTTTAAGAATGTTTTTTCTAGCACCTTCTAACTCATATTTTATGTTAGGTAATTCTGCTGAGTGTAAATGACTACTGCAACTGTGCATATCCGCTAAGTCGCCTATATGAATTACTTTTGTAAATTTAATGTGTTCTTTAATTTTTTTTACCCACGGAAAATACTGTGGGTGCTGATACGGAAAATGAGTATCAGACAGAATCAAAACTCTGCTTGTCATACATAAATCCTCCTTAAAGAGTGATAATGTCTATAAATGATTTTACTGTTTCAGCAAAAACAATCGTGAACATAAACGATAATGCTAAAACGACTTTTGTAAGAATATTAATTTTATGTTCAATGGTATGAAGATGATTATTTTTGATGCTCTTAATGTCTGCTTCCATCAATGCAACTTTTTTATCTAGCCTTTGTATGGCTTCGCTATTTTTTTGAGCTTGACTTGCCATCAATCAGCTTCCTCGATAGTGTTGCCTTCTTCTACCCATTCAAGGATTGCTTGATAATGTCTATTGTTTTCATCTATTGGTACTTGCCATTCTTCGGTATCTATTATTGTTTTAATAGAGACATTTTTACCAGTAATTGAATCTATACAGTATTTTGCACTTATAATTTTCATATTATAACTCCGCATCTAATGTAAAAGTTGCATTGCCACCATTAAATATTATGCCAGCCCTACCAACAGTCATTACACTATTTGCACAAGTCATATCAAACTCAACTGCTTTTGAATTTAAATAACTTGTAGTAACTCCATTTAAAAAACTAGCTTGCGTACCATCAAATAGTCCGTGAGCACCAACACTTGCGGCTGGTGTTTTTGCCATCTCTACAGGTAATATCATAGCAGCTCTTTGCACAGAATTAGCGGCATTAATAACACCTCTCAATGGTGGGTCTACATATGTTTGAAAATATCTTTGACATCTTTGTAACTGAACATCATGAGGTAAGTGTTCAAAGTCTGTGGCTGTTTCTCCTACTTCTAGTTGTACTCCTGTTATGTACCACTCGTTTGATGTGCTATCGGCAAGATTAACTTGTCCAACCGCTCTACTATTTGTTGCAGCACCCCAAGTTGAGTTTAATGAACCTGAAGAAAAAGTTGAACCTGAACCTAACCAAAAATTTAAATCTAAACTATCACTATTATCGTTTGTTAAAGTTCCTGTAGTATCACCATCAAAAGTTACAGTTTTCTTTTCCCAAGTATCACTTGAAGAAATTGTGTATGTTTTACTAATCACTCTATTAGAATTATCTTTGTCTCTTAATTCTACAACATATGTTCCAGTTTTATTAGATTTAACCCAAAACGATAATGTTGTTTTTTCTGCACTTGAAGTACCCTTTTTTAACATCTGTAAATTTTGACCCTCAAACCTTTGTTGAAAGGTCATATTGTCTCCTGCTGCTGGTGATGCGTCAGCAGTAGTACAATCCCATTTCATAGAGTTAGAAAAGCCCTGACCAGTTGGCACATCTGTTGATTGAGATATTGTAAATGCACCTAAAAAATCTACATTACATTTCCACCTATCTAAAATAAAATTACCAGTGGTGCTAACACCTGAAGTGGAAGTTGTCCTTTGTGAAATTTTCATATCACCATTGATAATTAAATTTCTAAACGGTTGATTAGGATTCTTTAGATTACTTACAGTCGTACCAGATCCACTAGTGTTTTCTGATATTGTATCTACTCTTAATTCACTCATGTTACACCTTTAGATATTTTGTTGGACTTTATAATTTGCCCAAGCAGATTTTATATCTTCAGTCCATACTGCGTTTGCCACCGCTTGAACTTCTGCATCTTCAGCAGTCATATCATCATCAGGGTGTTTAACGTGTCTGTGTGCTGAACGTGATATTTCTTTACCATCTTCTTTAATAACGGTATCAGTTCTAACTTGAATAGCTTTGTATTGTCCAACGATCTCTATTTTAGCTATTTCTGTTTCTTTTGTTATTGCCATTTTTTTCTCCTTAAAAAATTATGCTGTTTTGTATGTAATTGTAAAATTTATATCTGAATCTTGTGCGGATAAGTTTGACACAGTTATTGCTAAATCAGTATCATTGTCACGAATGTTTCTAAACAAACCTCTTGATAAATTATTAAATGCCAAAAAAGTAACATAAGCATTAAAATCGACTAAATCTACATCACAAACCCCTGTTACATGACTAAAAAAATCGTTTGAAACCGCAAAAGGCAATCCTTGAAAATTAACATTGCTGCTAGATGTCATACCGCTTTTGTTTATGTTGAACATATTAACCATAACAGTAACAATATTGCCTACTTTAACATAAACACCAGACTTAAAACCGATTGAAGCTGTGTTACCACCACTTTCTGCGTCAGAAACAACTGGTGTAAATGTACCTTCTTCATAATCATCAAGCAAGTTTGATGCTGTTGCAGAAGTTACACCTAAATGAATACCTTTACCAGATGCACTAAATGTTATGTTATCTGTAAGTGTTGCTCCAGCCGATGTAAGTGCGTTATCTTTCAAAACTACCCCATCAATACTTACTCCATTACTAGATGTTTTTTCTTCTATCGTATCTACTTTAATTTTTGATGTCATTATGCGTTCTCCAGTTCAGTAATTCTTGCTTCTAGTTCTTGTACTGTTTTCACAAGTAATGGAACAAGTTTTGATTGGTCTATTCCTTGGTATTTAGGAATTGTGTTACCACTATCATCAAGTTTATTGTCACCAACAGAAACATCATCAGGTAATTTTTCATCTGCCTCCCAAACCTCTAACTCATCTTTTTTACCAGTTACTGCAATAGGCACTATGTCAGATACTTCGTGTGCTAAAAACCCCTCTAAAGTTGTATCTGGGTCAGCTTTAAAATTAAATTTAGCTGGTTTTAACTTTTTTAATTCTGTCGTTGCATCAAAGTCATAATTTACATTTTCTTTTAATCTATAATCAGAGGAGGTACTATAAGTAGTAGCACTGCCAGATGTTGTAATAGTTCCCACACCACCATTAGGATTTTGAAAAGAAATATGCCCAGCTTGACCTGTGACGCTACGAGTACTAAAAATTTGACTTGGTTGTAATAGTTTTGCGGTTTGTCCAGCAGCATAAGAAGATGTGCCGAGTAACAAATTACCATCAGCATTAATTCTTAAAAGTTCTACATCTGTTGCATCTTGCCTTGCGAATACAAACTCCCCTCTGTTTCCACTTCCTTGTACTCCACCAAAGAATAGATCTGCACCACTACCAGTTCTAAATTGCATGGCTGAAAAAGCGGCACTTGTTGTGCTTGGGTTTTCTAATTTTAATAAAACATTTGAATCAAGAGTAAAATCATTGACACTATAAGCAACATCAATAGTTTCATTTACATGAAGTCTTGAATCAGGACTAGACTCACCGATACCAACATTACCATCGTCATCAACAGTTATTCTTGGTGTTCCTAATCCGTCTGCCTCTGACATAACCACAAAAGCACTTTCACTTCTATCAATACCAAGAGAAAAATTTCTATGTCCTTGTGTTTCAAAAGTTATAAGGGCATCATCAGCATTATCAGTGCCTTGATTGTGAATATCTATACCAACAGCTGCACCACCACCGTCTGTTTTTAGAGACAAATGTTTTGCTGGAGAGCTTGTACCAATACCAACTTTGCCATTTATTATGTGCATGGTATTTGTGCCGCCAGCTTCAAATACTAATACATCATCTGAAGATGATGATATACTGGTATCTTTATCATCATCAAAGTCAATTTTATTATTAACTCCGTCTATTTCTACACCCATATCTACTCCTATATAATTACAAGTGTTCCGCTTACAGTTACAGTACCAGAAAAGGTAACAGTACCGACCATAAGAGAATTGCTGTCACTTGGTATTTCAAAAGATTTGCTTATGTCAGATTTATGAAGCAAGTCTACATCATCAATGCCAGCTTTTGAACCTACATAAAATATATCATTTGTATCGTGCATTATGTTACATCGGTTAGTAACGAAACAACTACATCAAGATCGCCACCTGATGCATCTGATTGTACTGTTACTGAATAACCGCTCCCAAGAACAAGTTTACCTTTTATAATTTCAACCTTTGAATTGATGGGAATACTTACATCTTTTACAATAAAGAAGTTATTTGAACCATCATTCACTTTCACATCAACAGCGATAGATGAACTTCCAGTATTCGCTAAGTTCATTCCTACTACTATTTGTTTGTTTGAAGTTGTTGATACGACTGTAGCCGCACTATTGTTAGAAACTGTTGTTTCTATGACCGAAAAGTTATTTGCCATGATTTTATCCTTTTACTTGATTTGTTAGCCTAATGCAATCGCAAACGGAATAGCTGAAGGATCAGTTTCCGTTATGCTTACTGTTGATGGTAAAGTAACTGCATTTGTTGAGGTATTTACTGAAAAAAGAGTCAAGTCATCTGAGCCATCAAACAACTTCATTGTAATCGTATTGGTAACAGAATTATCAAGCCACATAGTTCCAGCAGCCGCAGAGCTTGGTCTTGAGCTACCAATGTGTCCTGTATTTAATGCACCGAAGCTATTATTCATTGCAGTTCTGAATGTACTAAATGCTTGGTTATCGATTGTTATTTGTGATACTTGGCTCATATTTTCTCCTTATGTTATTACCTGACCTACACCTTCAGCGATGAAGTCAAATGTTCTATCTACTGTTGATCCGCTTGAGTTAAAAAATTCTATTACAAATCCTGATACTGTTTTACTAGTAATAGTGTAGAAATCGCCTGTTGCCATATTCTGAGCACTTATACCGATTGCAGGTACTAATTTGAAAGCATGATCAAATGTTACAGTTTTTCCACTTGTGCTAGTCGTACTAGAAATATCATTGCCACTCTCTTGTCTTTTGGCAAGACTGGCTGTAACCGATAGATTAGATATTAGTGATCTAGCTTTTGTATCTCTCGACTCAAACAATACTCTAAATTTAAAAAATCTTCCTATATGCTCTCCAACTACGAAGGGAGCAAAATCTGTAAATGTTGAATTATCATCACTTGTTGCAATCTGTAATATTGTAGATGCGTTTGCTTCTGCCGCACCATCAAAAGGTGCTGGCTGTCCATCGTCAAACAATGTACTTGCACTAGGTCTACCACCATCAAAGAACTCAGATACATCTTCAACAAACTGGGTTATAGTTGCTGAAAATAATGCCTTTAGTTTTGCACCTAAATCAATCGTATTATTAAATGCGTAAATAGAACTTGCTGGAACTGTTGCTTCTGAGTTTCCTAAAGTGCCAGAAATAGTAGGTGCAATATGATTAGCTGAGTTTCTTGAAATTACAGAACAATTAGTCTTTGATCCAGAAAATGCAGTATGTTCATTTATAGTTGTTTGTGTTACAAAATTTACTGATGCAATATTTGTTGAAACTATTGTTGCATTAGCTGATTGGTTTCCTAATTTATCTACAGCCTTAATTAAATACGATCCTGTTTTTAATGGAACAGTTATTGAGGTCGCTGGTCGCCCTATCCTTGCAACTAAATCAAAACTATTGTTATAAGTAGGATTTACTAAATCTGTAGAAAACCTTAGTGTATAAAAATCTAAATCAAGATCAGGTATTGCAGTCCAGCCTAATATAGCCTGATCGCCAATAACATTGATACCAAAATTAGTAACATCAGAC